TAAATAGATAAATAGTAAAAATAAATGTCGCTAATCTGGCCCCCAATTAGAAACCCTCGTATAAGCAATTGGTTAAATCTAAAATACTCTCCGGGGGGGTCCGGATTAGCGACCTTTTTTGTCGGCCTTAAACATTATATTTTCTTTTAAATGCTGATATATTACTGGCTCTACTTCTTGAATTACCCCATAAAATATGATATGATAAAGCATTAGCAGTATCGACAGGAGCAGAAGAACCTGATGAATGACGGGCTCTATAACTCTTACGCTGTTCGTCTGTTGCTCCCAAAGTATAATCCGTATACCCGGTTGCTCCAAATTGAACTACCTTTTCTTTACCATCTTTTTCGAATGTTGCCGTCCATTTCTTACCTTTCGCATTACTTTTTGTTATAGATTTTAATTTCATATTTATAATAATAATATATATTTTTTTATTTTTTATCTTTTCTCTCTTCGGGTGGAATAGTATACCCATCATCTCCTCTTTCAGCAAAGTCAATCCTATATAATACTGCTGAACTTTCACCTAATATTGGCTCGGCTAATTCGCCGTTAGGGAAGTGTATTGATGTCTTTATTTCACTAATAGGAGTTTGTTTAGTTACTAAAAAGTTTAAATCACTTCTACCACTATAAGTAAAATCACCAACCGCATAATTGGTTTGTAAAGAAGCGATTACTGGTAATAATTGTTGGCCATTAAATCCACCTATATATTGGTTCGCACAACCCGATATTATATTAGAATGAACCACAAGATACGGATAAGTTATAATATTTGGAGCTCCGGTTGCTGTTATTTTTGCTGGTGTTTGATTGGTTGATCCACTATCGAATATTAAACCTAAATTATACATAGGAGCGATTATATTAGGATAGGCCCTATTAGCATCTTCACTGGCCGTAATAAATCCGCTGGTAAGGGCCAAAGCATCGCTCGTTGATGATAAACCATTAGTAGTAATTGGAGATAATTGATTACTAAATATTAAATAGGCATTACTATTACTATTTAAATAATTATTATATTTTGCTGGAATTAATATATTTTGGACTTGACTAAATTGTGGTAAAAATTGGCCCAATTCAAAGCCCAATTTGGATAATAAAGTTCCTTTAAATAATTTATAAGATATTGAATTTAATGCTATTGTTGTATTATCACTTTTATATATTGATAATCCTGTTATACCCATTCCTGATTGTGCTGTATTACATACATTCGGCGAACTATCTTGCCTGATATAAGCATAAGGAATTAATGTCGGCGGTAAAAGGAATTGATAATCACTCGATAATAATAAATCATCGGTAATTTCCGTAGCACTAAATATATAATTACCATCCAAAACCTGTGGAGTATTTAAACACCTTACTTTAAATTGTGTAATGTCGTATGGAGACATATAAGTAGCATTACTAATTCTATCGGTTTTACTACCTCCAAAAAGTAAAGGTAAATTAATTTTTGCTCTATAAGCACCTTCTCTATTACCGGCACCCGGCGAATACATAATATTACCCGGTTCTATACTCGCAAATTTCCAAGTATTATCTACATCTTTTACAATTTCTTCTCCATCTCCATTATAAAACTTTCTCCCTGTATATCCATTTAACGCTGGATAAGTTTGTTTTATTACATTCCCGTCTACCGATTGGGCCATTAATATTCTTAATGGGATTGTTCTTGTATCGGTTGCTTTTGATGTAAAAGTAGAAGTTACTACCGATTGTGTGCCGTATGTAGTTCCGGGCTTAAAATAATCGGTAGTCATATTTGGTAATTGCGTGGTCGCATATAAATTAGAAGGTAAAAGTGGAGGCGTGGCCGCTTGTCTTGCTACAACATAAACATCTTGGTTCACAACAGGAATTAAACTATTACCATAAGCATTTTTAGGTAAATTATAATTTTGATTAAGGCGATGATGAGTTGCCGAACACCAAGATGGCCCTTGAAAATTAGGGAAAGCAGGAGGATTGGAAGTTGTAGTAAAATAAGCAATATTAGTATTAATCGGTAATTCTATATCATAAGTAGTATTATTGGGATAAGTTGATTGTTGAGTATCAATCATAGGATAAACGCCGCCAGCCGGAGCATAAGGGACTCCGGGGTGTGCTGAATTTGGTGGTTTCCAACATCTACAATCATTATTTTTAGAGTAATAACCTACTGGTAATGAAACCTGTTGACTAAATGCCGATGTTTTTACATAAGCGGTTTCTATCTGTGTTTCCGGGCTGGAATTTGACCCAAAACTTCCTAATTGAAAAACGCCATTACCGGTTGTTTTTGCTGTATGTAAATTCGATAAACTAAATCTTTCATTATTTACATCATAATCCCAAACTGGATCATTAGCTCCAATTGAGATACACGGACTATAAGTTTTTCCTCCTGAACCCAAGTATTCAGTCATATTTGTTGATTGAGATGGATTAAATCCATCAAGAGTTCTTACTTTATTAGATTTATCTATATTAGCCCTTGCTCCACTTCCAATTGCTATTGTTTCATCTTGGGAATTAAAAGCATTATTTACTCCTACATTTTGCTGGTAATAATTTTCTCTCACATTTGTTTTTCCATTTCCAGTAAGTTTTACATCTGCTAATTTATCTAAATCTGTTTGTAAATTGGTTTGTTGAGTAGAACAAGGAAAAGATAAAATATTTTGTGATAAACTTGGTGTTGACCCAAGAGAAATATATTCTCCTGTTTCCGGCATTAAAAATTCATCTTTGGCGTCTTGTTCTTGTAGTATAATTGCTAAAAATGGAATATCGGCCACTTGATTGGGAACATTACCGGGCGTTATATCGCCGGGTTGTTTCAAACTATCTAATATACTTTTTTTATAAAAAAGTGGTATTGCTCCAATACCCTTACCATCGTTTAAAGATAATAGTTTATTCCATAAAGCAAAAAAGTCTGGTTGCGTCCATACTAATCCTGATGGTCTTGTAGAAAATTTTGCTGATATATAACTTGGTAAAGGTATAAGTTCTTCCCAAGCATTTTGAGCGGTATAAATATTTGTATCTTGTGGTAAAAATCTATATCCTTTAATAAATCTACGACAACCTTTTTGATACGCAATACTGGGGTTTTGGTCTTGGTTCTCACTTGATTTATACCAATCTGCTTGTTTGGTTTTATATTCATCAGTAAAATCATCGGCACTTGTAGACCAAGAAGGAATACCGAACACTTGTTTTCCTGCTTGTATTTCGTCCGCCCCTGTTGCGAACGGGTCATAACTAAAATGTGCGAATGATGGAATGTCGGCATAGAAATTATTTTGAGGATTTGTATTTGTTGTAAAAGTAGACATATTTTCTTGTTCTGTTCCAATCGGTTCATTAACGCTGGCGTAATTACCGCCTATATCATAATTCGCTCCTTTTATAGTTATATTCTGTGTTTTCCAAGAATATATAGGCATTATAGCACTATTAATAGTTGGAGTAGTAGCAGTTTGAACTTTAAAAGGTTGTTGTTGAAATAATTTATAAGTTTGATATATATTGGGTAAAAATCTCGGTGTACCGGTTCTATTTGGAACTGGCGGAGTTAATCCCGCGGCGGTAGCAAAAGCATTTGAATATTTGGCGAATGTTTGTATATTATGACTTATGGTTCCTGGATACGAATAAGCATCATCTATTCTACCAATCACCCATTCTACATAATTGGAGTCAAAAAATTCTGGACTATCACTTGTAATATTATTATCACTATTTAAATTTGGTAATATTTTTTTTACTAATTCATAATTTTTATCCCATACTGATAAATCGATATTTCCATCAAAAATTATATTTGTTACTAACATACTACCTTTTTTCGGCCGGTATTTTAATCTATATTGAGATTTACTATAAATCATACTTGATGTAGTCCGGCCAAAAGTATTATATACATTTCCGTCTGCCGTGGTTGATGCCTCACTAAATCGTTGTGAACCTAAATACCATTCGCACATAAACGCACGGGTGGGATTTGTTACTATTATATTATTAAAGGCATCATCAGTAGTAGAAGATAAATTTAAATATCCACCTTCTAAAATACAACTGGCGCATCCATAATTACCAATTTTATATTTATCTGTAATTTTTGTTAATCTATCACTTGCTTTTCTTACCGCTATAAATTGATTAGCATAATCCGTAGCTCCAATTATACTATTTGGTTGTAATCCGGTATAAATACTATATTGTTGAAATTGTAAATAACCTCCATTTCCTATTGTAGTTAATAAATCCGCCGTAACAGGAGTAGATTGGATCATAGGATTAAGATGTGTTATACATCTCCATTCATTAGGATTACCGCTCATCATAATTTTATAAAATTTATTTAATGCTTGGTTAGTATCATAACTATTTCCTTGTTGTAATCTATTGAGAGGTAATGTATCATTATTTTTATTTAAATTATCCCAATAAGCATACTCCGGTTCTACACAACTCCAACCTTGAACTCCATTTGCCGTAGCATTATCAGTATTAGATTGATAAGCAGTTTCCCACATTAATCCGGCCATTGTTGGATATGATTGAAATGTTTTACTTGCTATAATTGGTAATACTTTTTTAACTACACCTATATCCGTATTTGTTGTGTCTGTATTAACTCTGTTTTCGGTTTGTGAATATTTAGAATAAATATTATATATTGCTGGACTTATACCAACTCCGTTAGTTAAACCATCCACATTTCCAGTTCTTTCTTTTAATTCTTCGGTAAGAAGCTCCGCAACTCTCGTAGAAGATATATTACCCTCCGGCACAGATAATTTTATTTTTTGAGAGAGATAATTAAAATAATTATTATTTCTATCATCATCTACAAAATCTCTATATAATAAATAGTCGGTACTTGGCGTTACTCCGGGTTTAGCGGTTGTAAAATCTATTGTATTATTAGTTAAAGCATTATAATACGGGCCCAAATTACATAGTGTTTCATCGATATAATTACTACAAAATAATTTTATAGAATTTGGAGCAGTTTGTAAAAGACCTCCTTTAAATCTTAAACTCTCTAATACAATTGGATCATCATATACCCAAGAACCAAAATAATCTTCCGCACCTCCATTTTTTAAAGTTGTTGAAAAATCTTCAAAATCATAAGGTAGAGTATTATACGCCACTTTTGCTAATGAATACTGGTACATACCATTATTAGATTGAGCGACCGCATTTTTTTCATAATAATTATATTTAGTTGTCGTTGGATTACCGGCTCCATCGGGTTCATAAATATCCGCTCTTCCTCTTGAAAATAATAATGTTTGGTCGTTCCATAAACCACCCGGTATTATTTGATAAGGGGCCGCTCCGCCTTGTATATAAGGTAATTCTGCCTGAACTAATGTAGTTACAGGCGGTGTAGCAGTATCAGTTTGAAATACCGCTGGGGCCGCTTCTAAATCCTTAACAAATAAACCATTATCACGATTAGCAATATTTTTATTTACACTATCTTCTAAATTTTGTATTGGTTGATGGAACTGAACCCCTTGTGGTGCCCATAGCGGTATATTATTAGTCCAAGAATAATAACCGGCCATTTCGCAAGTAGTTTCTTTTTCTGGTGTCTTTTGACCTACACCATAATTGGTTTGTGGTAAAACGACATTATTTTTCGGTCCTGCTTCTGTTTCATAATTTACTCCGGGTTGATTACCTAATGTGGTGTAAAAATATTCACCCCTCCTCATCCCCCAATCCAAATTGTATTTATTCATAGTCATAAATCCCTCATCTCCAAAACCGGCAGGTAAACCCGGCGTATAATCCGTCCAACCTACTCCCCAAATATTTTTACCTGTTAAAGATGGTCCACCAAAATCAGTTCTATTGAAAAAACCTCCTCTACTATCAGTTCGAGTTGCGGTACCCAAAGGTAATGGAACATTAAAATTACAATTGTTATTTACATAATAATTTACTTCTAATTCACATTCATTATCCTTTTTATTTAAACCTAAACCGCTATTGGATGTTGCTTCCCCGGTAAAAGTTTGGAACTCTAAACCATCACCAATTCCTTTAATATTTATCGATGCCGACTCCAGACTGATTTGGTCCCCGGCTTCCAGTAATATCCCACTATCTATTTTAGTAGTCCAAAATGATTTACTCACATTTGTAATATCTTCATCTTTAATTGTGGTAGGCACTACTAAACTATCCTCTTGTTCTATTAAGCCAACAGCGACTTCTCGGTTGCTTTCGATAAAAAGAGTTTCCATATCTATAATAAAGTAATATTTAATTATTTTTTTATTGCGTTATTTTTCTATATATTTTTATCCTATATATATATAAATGGATAATTTAACTTATTACGATAATTTAAAACGCAGAAGCGAAGCACGAAAAGCGGCCGACAAAAGATATAGAGAAAAGCATAAAGAAAAAGTAAAAAAAAAACTATCCTTAATAACTGGAAAAAAAGAGGAGTTATTAACGACAATTTTGATGAATTATATAATTATTATATTAATTGTTTTAAATGCGAAAGTTGTGATTGTGATATTGTGCCGGGTAATTGTAAAAATGGTAGATATTTAGACCACGACCACGAAACTGGATTATTTAGGAATATTGTTTGCCCTAAATGTAATGTTATAAGAAGATACAAGGATGCTGGTACTATCCCTCTTACTCGTAAAGAAATATATTTTAAATCAAAATTAAAAAATTTTATTTTAAGTTAATTACATTTGGTCCTCATACAACACTTTTGGATCAAATGCTTTATGTAATTTAGCAGGGTATTCATCAAGTCTTCCATATAAAAAATTAAACCGCTCTGGAACTGCGAGGCGATGGTGTCTAATAAAATTATCAGCTCCGCCAAAGTTTTCTCCATATACTTCACTAATATCTTTTAATTGTGAACTATTTAATGTCCCTAATATTAAATTCGTGGCGTTATTTCTTACGACCGGGCTTACCATTTTAAAAGATTGGACCGAATATAATAATAAACCTATTCCGTGGTGCCGGTAATTACTTGCTAATGTAAAAAATAATGATTTTGGTTTTAATGTATTTGGTAAATCATCCAATATAATAGCAATTGCTTCCCTTTCATCATCGGCCGCTTGGTCTTGATAATCAAGTATTTTTTGTAATCTACCTTCATCAAAAGTATCGAAACAAGTGCCGGGGAATGCCTCTTTAATTCTACGACCAGTTTGGTCTTGGTGTAAAGTTGAACTAAAAATGAAACAATTATCAAAAACGTCTCGGTAGAAGTTACTATTTAGTAATAAATTGGTTAATAAATTTGTCTTGCCGGACTTTACACTGGAAACCATTAATACATTAGCTCCCTCATTTGCTTTTGGTAATAAAGGGTGGATGGGCCGCCGGATATTAATTCCAAAATTATCTTGTTTTACTGGTAATATAGATAAATCAAAATCTTCACTTGTAAGAATTGTTGGTTTTTTTACCATTTATTCTATATCTATATTTTTTTTATTTTTTTTATTTTCTCTGTATTCTTTTTGTTTTTTTAGTATTCTTTCTCGGTTGTTTATATACCATTCGTGTTTTTTTAATTTTATATCCTGTTTATGATTTTCATAATAAACCTTATCTATCAATTTATTTCTCTCCATATAAATATATATTTTATATTTTTTTTATATATTTATATTAAATGAGTGATAAAATAAATCCTAAATATGTAAAAGGATTATCTGCCGAAGATAAAAAGAAACAAATTAAATCTATAAAAGAAAAGACTGATAGACCAAAAGTAGATGCTAAATATAAAAGGTCATCACACGCAGAAGCATTTGAAAAAAAATATAATAAAAAAGTTACAAATGATAGTTTTATTAGTGCTAATATTATTAGTCAAGCCGGTATAGATAAAATATTATCGAAAGGTCGTGGAGCTTATTATAGTTCCGGCAGTAGACCTAATACAACACCCGAACAATGGGCCAGAGCCCGGTTAGCAAGTGTAATTATGGGCGGTCCAGCAAGAAAAGTTGATTTAAAAATATGGAGGGAGTTTAAAAAATAAAATGTCGCTTTTCCGGACCCCCCCCGGATTCTTTTTTGGTTATTCTATTTTCTCTATACGGGGATATGTTTTAGGGGGCCAGATTAGCGACATTATTTTATTATTATTATTATTATTATTATTATTATTCTTTTTTAGAATTATTAAAAAAAAAATAAATATTTATATATATATATAAATAAATGAAATTAACAGATAAACAAAATAAAATGTTAGAAAAACATTCCGCTCATCATAGTAAAAAACATATGGATATGATGCGTAAATTAATGCGAGATGGTATAACATTTACAACCGCCCATAAAGAAGCACAAAAAAAATAGGCAAATAAATAATTAATAAATTTTAATTTTATTTTTTATTAATTATTTATTTTAAAAATATTAAAAAAAAAATTGATAAACTTTTTGTGATTTATTTAAATTGGTAATAATAAGATGAATAAATTAGTAAAACCGACTTGTTGGAAGAAACCAGATGAAATTAATTATTTACAAGTAATAAAAATGGTAAGAGAGTTGGTTAAATATATATGTGGTGATGATTATGATGATTATGATGTAAAAGATAAAATTAGTTCTTTTGCTTATTTAGAACATAAAATAGGATATATAATTTAATTACTGAACTTGGATTTGATTAACTTGGTCTTGTATAACAATTTCTCCATCTTTCATAGAGAACATTTTTACAACTTCGGCAAATGTAAAATTATTTAATTCTAAATTACTATCGGCATTATTAAACCAAGTAACATCTAATTCTACTGGTTTTTGATTTACTAAAATAGTATCTCTATTATCATCACCATACATATTAGATACATTAATACCTAAAAAGTGTAATGAACCAGTTAAATTTCTTGCTAAATGGATATTAGAGTAAAATTTGTAATTAATTCCAACTTCATTAGCGAAAAATCCACTATTATTATCTTGGAATACAAAACCACCAGCTCCGTTATTAGAACCATTAAAACTATAAATACCTGCTGATAAACAAGGTGGAGACCCATAACAATATTCACATTCGTTAAATTTAAGAGCATTCGATATTAATTTCTGCGGATAGTGGAGTTCATCATTAATTCTCACATTAATTTCATACGGCCGCACGGAGTTCATAAGAGCATATTTACCCAGTAATTTATTACTAAAAGCACCAATCTCGGCCGGTAGTGCTCCTTGTAATCCAGAATAGTCTTTACAATTCCAGCAAGTAAATAAATTCTTGACTGAATAATTGCTAATGGGAATTTGGAATATGAAATTTTGTGATGTAGTAGTAGTAGCGGTACCCGCCGCAAATGCCGGCTGGTTGTTTACAACACTAATTAAATCCGTATATAAAAGCGCCATACCTTTATTGGCGTTCATACTTTCTTCTATCTCGAACATCCGGGTATCTGTATAATATAAATGGTCGCTAAATAATAAACATTTGTCTAAAACTAATTGGGCAGTAGCATTAGCACCTGGGCCAGCAGTAAAACAAGCAAGAGAACCATAAGCATTTGGACTTACTACATCGGTGCCGGTGCTCTGTTTATTAAATGTAAGTAAAATTTCGATAGGATTTTTAATTAAAAAGCAAGGAAGTTCTAAACCACCATCTCCAAGTATGGGAAATAGATCCCCTAATTTTACCGACCAAGAAGGGGTTAGGGCCTCATCGGTAGATAATTCTAATTCATAAGGTAATTCTTGTTGTGTAAAATCAGTAATTAGGGGAATAGCTCCGGCGGGTTGTAACATACCCGCATTACCATTTCCAGTTGTTTGTGTTAATGAACCGGTAGGATTAGGGACAACCACAGAATTTACCCCATTCATAAATTTTGTATAATTATTGCGGTATGAGGGAGTATCATAAGATTTTGTAATACTTCTAAATATCGCCATATTATCTTGAACCGCTATTCGTTGGGATCCAACCCGGAGCTCGGCTCTTTTGATGAGGGAGAATATACCTGCTCCAATTGGTAAAAAACCCCCGGCCTGACCTGCTTTTAATTCGAATTGAAAATAACTATCCCGTGAAAGTATACCCTCATTAGGGATAATAAATTTGGCGGTAGAACTATTTATAGTAATGGGTTCTAATGTTTGCGATTGAATAAACATACTCATATCCTCATCGGTGCTTTTATCTAAAACTAAATCTTGTAAAGACATTTATAATATATTTATAAAATATTTTTTTATTTTTTTATAAATATATTTAAATTAAATTAATTATTATGAGAGAAAATATAAATTAAATAATTATTCCATAACTTCTACGCCCATAGGATTATATTGTATTACATTTCTCGCTCTAAAAAAAGAAAAGAACTGGAATGGGGTACCGCCATTAAGACCTGATTGTAAGCGGATGGCGTAATCTTGACGGGAGTAATCTACCCCCTGTTGCGAAGTATCGGTTGCTACTCCTAAAACAAAATCACTATCCGGATCTGGAACTTGATTAATTGATAATGCTTTTTGTTCTACATTAAATCCGGCACTATTATTAAGTCCTACGCTTGTCTGTGGATTAAGAAGTTGATGGTCATTATCGTTGAGTGTAACGGAATTAAGCGCCGGCTGGATAATCTGTGATTGTGGATTTGTAAGTCCCTGTGCTTCACTATCTAAAATTGTATTTGCGGGGAATAAAACACCACCTTTAAAAAATTGAGCGGTATTTAATGCTACTGGTGGTCCATTGACGGATGCGGTAGAATTTATAGATAATCTCTCTAATTTCATACCATTTTTCTTAATATTATTTAAATGTGTTGCTGGAATAGTGGAATGAGTTGCCGATATAAGATTTTTAAGACCTGTTCTTAAAGTAATGGTCTGGTCGCTGGCCAATAGTGTAGAAGTCATAGAATTAATAGAATTAAATGTAATCTGGCCGGTAGAGGGCATAGAAGAGTATACTTGGTCGTTGGGAACATATACATCATAAGATAAAAATACATTAGATAATTGGTATTGGAAACCCTCACTAACCGAACCACCGGCCGCCTGTTCTAATGTAGTTTGTGAACCATCTGTTCCTTGTTGGATCACTTCTACTGGTCCAATAACATTAGCATTTTGGTCTAATAAAATATTAATCACGCATCCGTGTATTCCTTTTTGGGAAAGATTAATAGGAGTAGTATTAGATAAGAAACCGGTTCTTAAAGGGGTGGAAACCTCTACGGGAACATTCATTTGCCGACAACATCCAAGAGATTTGGTTGATAATAAAGGGTCTTGACCCTGAAAAGTATTGAGATAATCGAATTGATTAATTTGATTTGGAGATATTGTTGCTAAATATCGGTTTAGGTTTAATATTGTTTCTAAATTTCTTCCATTCATCGTAGAAATATTAATTTGCTGGAAGGCATTTGTAGACCCTACCCGGTTGCTTACCGCCATACCATTACGGGCTGGTGTGGTATTAGTAGAAGGTGAATTTTCTACCGGAGCTCCAGCAGTATTTTTTATTTGAAAAGTATAATTTAATCGTAGTGTTTTAAAATCTGCTAATCCGGGGGAACTACCTAAAACAAATTGGATCTGCGGAAAGGTAGTAGAAGAATATACATTACCGCTGGGTTGATTGTTTGGAGATATAATCACCTTGCGTTTAGTGAATGCTTGTGCCCTATTCATATTTTATAATATAAATATATTATAAAATAAATTTTTAAAAAATTAATTTATTTATTTTTTTTATTTTTTTATTTTTTTATTTTTTTAATTAATTTTGGATTGAAATACCGGACCCGGATACCGATACTCTACGAAGATGTTTAATAAAGTGAGTAAATAGTTTATTACCCGAAGCAGTATTTTCGTAATTCGCTAATAATTGTAAATTACCGCTGGACATTAAATCGAAATACTGGCCAACTCGGGCAAATGCTCTTCCAACCGCAAAATTTAGACCAAGTCCCGATAAATTACTTGTCTGGTACCCGAAACTTTCATTCGCTTTAATTAGCTCCGCTACTGCCTGTGTTTGTATTAATGGATTATTAAAAGAATATTTTTCAGTAAGAACTGGTCTATATGGTTGGCGTCCAATCATCGAACCAAGGTCATACTGGTAATTATCCATACCTTTCTGGACTGGTAAAGGAGTAGCGGCGGATGCTAAATTCTCATTACCAGTAGGGTCTCCATTTAAAGATTTTGCTGTAATATCGAATTGAGTATTTTGATTAAGTGGTACTGAAAGAACCCCTAATGCTCTTTTAATATTTGGAATGGCGATATTTTGATTAGTGGGGCCGAGAACATTAACAACATTAACAAGCGAAGTAGTGGTTGCCTCAATATCTAAATTATATCCGGAACCTCTTGCTTGGGCCATATCACTTTCGTCCACTCTTGGGTCCATCATAACTCTTTTAACCGAGTATTGTAAATCGCTAATAGTAAAATCTACTTTTGCTCCTGCCTGACTTACTAAATCAGGACAAGATACTATATCGCTTGGAACAATATTAGTTGGTGTAGCGCCATTAATTCTGTCTGATGAAAATACACTTAAACCATAACCAACTGGGGCGTTAAAATCATAAGTTACGGCTGGAACACCAGTTCCATTTTCGGGAGCGCCACCTGTGGGAGGGTTGCCGTTAGTAATTGCTCCCATCATAACACAATCCGGCATATAATAAACTCTTAAAAATTTAGAACCAGAAGTAGCATTAGAACTGGATTTAGAAAATCCACATACATAACCTAATGCGTGTCTACTTGTATTATCATTAAATTCTATAATTAATCTATCTCCAATTGTAAAAGGATTATTATTAATTGGAACACAATTAGTATCAGCAATTCCAGTATTGGTCTGGGCTTGTGGATTAACAACTCTAAATGGTTGTCTTAAAGTTCCGTTTCCGTATGCTTGGGCGAGGGCAGACGGATTAGCAACTCCTAAACTATCTATTGGTGTGGCCACACCAATATCCACATAATAGGGTGCGTTTTTCTGGGCCCGACCAACACCGGCAAAAATAGTATTTGGTTCAACAACTAACCCTGAAATAGTAGTGCCGGCATCATCCACTAAACAAAAAGCGGGTGTATTTTCATCAGGAGGACAGAAACCGGAAGCAGAACAATACCAAGATAATCCGGCCACATTTACATTTATTCCAATCGCCGTTACAAAACCAATTACATCACCGGCCGCAGTTGCTCCTCTATGTAAAGCATAAACATTACCCGCTGTAACAACCCCGGCTGCGGAAGCACCGGCCACCGTAAAACCACCTGCTACATTTCCAAGAACTTTTAAACTTCCGGGGCACATTTTATTAGCATTTCCCATCGCTAAACTACCGGTAGTATATTCTAAACTTCTACGGAAATCCTCTACTTCCATTTGTAAATGTAAACCTCCTAAAACATTAAGGGGAATGAATTTATCACTATTTAGTAAATCAGTTTTAAGAGTTGTAGAAAATTGAAGTTCTTTTGCGGTTGGAGCTTGGGATGTGGAGGTGGTAGTAGGAGGAGCATTGGCCGCACAATCATCAGTCGCCGCCCAAGTAGTTCCACCCTGTTGTTGCCAATATAAATTATTATCATAACTATCGTTTGGTTGTAAACCTTCGAACATTAATCGCTGATTATTTAATTGGTCTGTTTTTTGGTATGTATATTGCTGACCTACAAGAGTATTATAGTAATCTGTTTCTTGAAGAATATGCGAATTAGTCTGGCCATCACGAGCGGTAATCTTTCTCCAAAAAGAATGAAAAGCGGCCGTTGGCGAAGGAATTGGTCTACCACGACCAGTCATTAAAACATTACCCTGGAAATATGACTGATTAGGTAAAAAATATCTAATATAATCGGGTAAGAAAAATGCTATATTTTTATTACCATTACTTTTGGTAATATTATTTTGGTTCTCGGGCTTTACTACTATACTTTCGCTAATGACGGGTGGCGCAATCGGCGTATCGTTCAAATCCATTTTATATATATTAATTAATATTATTTTTTTTAAATAAAATTAATTAATTATTTTATTTTTATTTATACTTGATTTTCATTATTATTAAATTCTATTTGTGATGCCGGTATAACATCTCGTTTTATCATACATCCACAGCATCTTATTTCGCTACATCTTGATTTTAATGTAAATCTTAATACTGCGGTACCCCCTGCTCCTAATAAACCTAATACCGCCAATAAAAATGCTGAATTATATTGTAAAAAATCACTCATATTAATATAATTTTTTATTTTTTTTTATTTTTTTATTTCTCTCTTAAAATAATTTATAAAGGTTGAATTCTAAATATAAGCTCCGTAGGATTTAATAAATGTCTTAAATATTTATTATTTTCTACATTTCGAAGTTTAAAATTAAAATTATAAATAAATTGAGTTGTTGGTAATTTTACTAAAACCGGTTGAGAATAAGGAGTAGAATATCGTAATGTTAAATATGTTTCTCCCGGACTTGCGTCCCTCTGTTCTAAAAAGGGTACTACTCCCACTATCGGTAAACTTGCTCCATTTCCTTTTTGTATATTTTGTGCTGTAAATCCAGTTGTTATATATCCCTTGGCCGGCATATTTTCTAATTCCACTACAAAAGTTCCAACGACCGGTATATCCGTTACTCCTGCTACGGCCGCAAAAGTAATTGCTGTTCCTGCTCCAAATGCTCCTGTATCACAAATATAAGAAGAATTAAAACCAGTAACATTAGATAAGAAACTAAATGGAGTTGGCGGTATATCTTCCGGTTCTAAAATATTAGCGACTGCGGTACCGGGTGTTGGTGTTCCAGCAGTAATATCATTACCAAATTTCAACATAATTGGCGGTCGTGATAAATCAGGTCCGCCTAATGCGGTTTGATTTCCCGGAAATGTAAAAATATCTGGTTCATTATCTTGGCCTTTAACCATATTAAATTGGTTTTGTTCGTAAAAACTTTCAAATCGGCTTTTTGTTATAGGATTTATTCCTCTTGTATATTTTGCTAATTTACATCCTGTAAATCTCATTACATTATCTCCCTGTGATGCGGCCGATACATAATTAGTTCCAATAGGAGATGATATACCTAAATGGTAAGGATATAATCGAGTTTTATTACAACATAAGAATTCATCAAAGGTTTTTGCCGGAACGGCAGTAGAGGCCTTTTCAAATGTATTTAAAAGCGTTGCTTGTTGTGCTGGATTATAAGCGGGAGGACCAGCAGTTAAATCTAAATAATTTACTTTACAAGAAAATTCAAAATAATTATTTAATTCTAATGTTAATTTTATTTTAGCCGCGGCATTATTTTGGGAAAAATTAGTCCAATTTGGCGGTTGTGTCCCTGCGGATCTTGCTGGTGTATATGTTACATTACTATTCCAAGAACCCGGATTACCATTATAATATAATTGGAACATATCGCTGGTATTTTCTGGATTTGTTTTAAATGCGTCATAAAGTTCTCCTTCTGTATTAAATGTAGTTTGTGTAGGTTCAAACCCTCTTACTTCAAAGCGGACCGTTTCATTTGCTCCTCCTGTTCCTAATCCGGTACTATCCATAGGTATAATACTAAATTCTAAATCTTTCGCAAAATTAGCACTATATTTTCTGTTATTAGTTTGGACAAAGGCATCTTTCGCAAAAGCATTAGCGGCCGAATAAATTAAATCATTTGTTAAAGATATTGTTGTAGGTAAGAATTGAAACCGAGTTGTATAAGTATCTACACAAGCTCCAATAGTGGCCGCTGTTGGAATAACAAATGCTATATGACTATCCATTATTTGTAAATCGGTTAATCCATTAGTATTAGCAGTTATTTCAAAAGTAGCCGGATCATTCAAATACATTCTTTCGCCGACTAATATTTCTTCACCGGAGTCCACTAATACAACCTTTTCGGGTTGACCAGTTGTGGCATCTATTTTAGTAACTTTATAATATGGAAGTCGGTTTGTTATTCCACCCGAACCATTTGGTAATCCAGTTGGTTGTCCTGTTGGATCATTTCTACCAAATCCCCTATTCATTTGTCCCACTACATTTAATTTATATGTAAGTGTAAGCCCGGCGGCCGTTGTTCCGGCAGTCATAATATTAGTAGTATCAATAAAAGATTGTAAAATATTACCATTAGCATCTGTTTTGGGTAATCCTTGAATTAATGGAGCATTTGCTAATCTAATATTTAATGGTTCTTTTTCTTCTAATTCATCCTCGAATAAATTTTTTAATAGTGCTAATGATGATTTAGCAAGAGAGTTAGGATTGGTTAATGTTCCTTCATCAATTTCTAAATTAAAACCACGATTTTCAAAATGATTAAAACTATTTATTTCAGCTCCGTCATTAATTTTTTTAAACATTCTAAAAGAATTATTCCAAGTAGATTTTATCCGCTCTTGTCTATATCGATGAGATGTTAAATCGCCGGCCGCATCTATTCCACCACTATCATTAGGAGGAAAGCATAATACCGCTTTTGGCGCCATATACGGAGCTCCCTGTGTTGCTTGAAAAATAGCATTAGCGGCGGTTGGTTCTTGTGCTAATAATATACCGGATACATACCGCTGGTTATTACTATCATTTCTAATTGTGGTTCTACTTCTTGGATTTAGTAAAGCCCTATCAAAAGTAAAACTATCATAAATAGTATTTTCAGTATTATCTTCAATAACAAAATAGGGAGCAGTATTTACAGCACCAGCCCCGATATTTTTATTATAATTTGTATCAATAGAACATCGTTGAGTTGATATTTCTAATTCATAAATACCTCCTTGTTCCGCAATTCCCACATTATCAAATCCAGCATAATTTACAGATTGAGTTTTAGCGGATGGATCACCGCCGGATGTGGTTATACTTGACGCTACATCTAAACCTCTTGTAGAACCACCAATTGGTAATGAATTAAAATTAGTGCTTGAATATAATGGTTCATTATTTCTTTCTTGTTCTTGTTTATACTTAAAATTTACATCTACAATATTACCAGCGCCGGATGCTATATTTAAATCTTGGGCGTATGACTCCGCATTTCTATCAGTAAGTAATGTATTAATTACATCATCATTCACCGCTAATTTAGTAAAAGTTAATTTTAATAATGCCGGAGTAAGCGATGTATCATATACGGCACTAAAAGATTTAGCTCCGGCACTATTTTGAACCCAACCCTGAACCGGTATAACTTCTAATATTTTTTCTACTATAATTGTAGCAAATTCATCAGGGGTATATGTATCCGATGGTATTTTAACTAAATATTGCTCGGCAACAATACTATCACCCATTCGAATTACAAATTTAGAGTTAATTTCACTAATTTTTAAATTTTTTTCACTTGTAATAATCGCCGAAACTAATTCTATTGTAAAATTTTGTAGTTCTATTGGTTCTTGTAAGGATGTAGAAAATACTGATGCGAAATCCTCTACTTCCGTTATATCTCTATTATCCGCAGAACTGGCCGCCAAAAACATTTATAATATATTAATATTAAAAAAAAATAATTATTTATATTATAAATGTATAATTCTAAAAAAGTGCCGACAGAAAAAGAAACTTTTAGTTCTAAACCTAAAACAAGTAAAAACTCTAAACCGGTAAGAAAAACTAAAAAGGAAGAAAGCGAAGGGGTATTCGGCGAGACAGAAGGAAAAATTAAAGAAGGTGGATTACGGACGGCATTACGAGTAGATAAAGATTATAAATTTAGTAAAGCCGATTTATCACCATTATTAAAACACGATGTAGGAGATAAATTTAAATTTCAAAATAAAAACTTTACGATGACCGATAGAATGAAAAAA